GTTGCGCGGTCGCCTACGTCGGCGAGGACGGCATCAGGCCGGATGTCGCGTATCGCATCGAGGTTGAGAACGGCTGGCCGCGCCTCGTGGAGGCCGAGTGATGGACTACGACACCTGGAAGACTGGCGGCGCCTACGCGGGCGACTGCAGCGACTGCGGCGCGCGGCTGACCGATCTCGACGCCTACCATGGCTGCGAGCGGTGCGCCGAGTGGGAGCACATGGCATGGCTGGCCGCTCGGCAGTTCTTCGCGGACGTGTGGCTGGCCGACGGCACCGACTACTGGGGCCGAACGCCCGGCCAGGACGACCCCGCGGACCTCTTCGACGCCTTCGCGGACGACGAGCTCGAGGTGCCCGCGTCGATGATGCGACAGGCGGACACGCCGCGGGAGTGCGCGGCGGACTGGTTCGGCCGCCGGCAGTGCTGGATGGCGACGGACGCCGCTCGCGTCGAAGACCTCGCCGAGACGGGCCGCGCGATCTGGTTCGGGCCTGGGCGGGTGGACGCATGACAGGCACGATCAAGGCAGGCGATCGCGTCTACGTGACGGCCTTCACGCTCACCGACGAGGGTCGGATCCTCCGGGCTGAGGTGGATCGGGTCGTCTACAGGGGGGCGGCGGTCGTCCTCTCGGAGTCAGCCCGGACACCCTGGCGCCTGATGTACCTCGGGAAGGATGCCTTCCGCTCGGAGGTGGACGCCCTTGATGCTGTGGGCAAGGCCCGGGCGCGGCAGATGCGGAACTTGCAGGAGCGGCTGCGCGCTCTGCGAGATATGGAGTTCCTGATCGTAGACCAGGGAGACGATGACGAATCCGCGGACCTTCGAGCGGAGGCGGACGCATGAACCCCCAGGTCGACATCCGCTGGACGAACGACGAACTCTATCGAGAGACCGCCGACCTTCGCGGGTGGTTCAAGGTGATCGCGCGCACCCGCGACTACCGCGTCCGCATCCGCGAGTCCGGCGGGCGGTTCGCGTCGCGCTCCTGGTGCAACCCGCTGACCCGGACGGTGTGGCTGCGCTCGACGGCGGACCTGCACTCCGTCGATGGCGTCGCGCTGCTGGCGCACGAGGTCGCGCACGTTGCCCAGCAGGCCGGTCCGTGGTGGCGACGCTGGGCGTGGAGCCTGCGGTATCTCGCGGACCCGTGGTTCAGGCGGGCGTGCGAGATCGAGGCGGAGGCGTGGTGGGTGGTGACGATGCGCAAGCAGCTCGGCGCCAGCGCGATGGTCGACAAACTCGCCGCGCTGTCGCACACCCTCGGCGGCTGGCGCTCGCCGCACTACACGCCGGGCAACCCGGTCGAGATGACCCGGCGTATTGCGGCGCGGGCGGCGGAGATTTTGAACGATGGATGACGTGGAGTGGGCGGGAGATGATGGGGTGACGTGCTTCGAGTGCGACTCGCCCGGCCCGCTGCATCAGCACCACGTCATCCCGCGGTCGCGCGGCGGCACTCGCACGGTTCCGCTTTGCGAGGATTGCCACGGGGCCGTGCACGGAAAGGATCTGCGGACTTCGGCGCTGACCCGGGACGCTCTCGCCGCGAAGAAGGCCAGGGGCGAGCGCACAGGACAGCCGCCGTTCGGGTGGCAGGTTCACCACTTCGGTCCCGACACCGCCTACGTGCCCAACGTTCAAGAACTGATGATCTGCGACCTAATCCGAGCCATCAGGGGCGATGGTGCAACGTGGCGCGGCGTGGCCGACGCGATGAATGAGCTTGGCATCCCGACCAAGCGGGGCGGTGCGTGGCACGCGAACACCGTGCGGAGGATTCTCAACCGCGCCGCGTAGGATCGGGCTAGCCGCCCCTCACTCGTGCTCGTAGAGCGCGACTCCCGCCACCACAACGCCGGTCGACGTGTCGCCGAAGTGCGACAGCTTCTGCGACCTGGTCGAGCTCGACGAGTACGACGGCGAGCGGATGCGGTCGCCGATGGCGAGACCGTGCGCCGCGGACAGCGTGACCACCCTCGTGGTGCGGTTGATGTCGGTGATCGTCCGCGTGTAGCCGGTCGGCCAGCCGCCGGGCAGCGTCGCGGGGCGTAGCAGCACCGTGTCGCCGACGTCGAAGAAATCCAGGTCTTCCACCGTCTGACCGGTCAGCGGCTCGCGCTCGAGCGTGTAGACGTTCGCGCCGACCGTCACCTGGTCGGCCGCCGGGGTCGCTGTGACGCGCATCGCTGGGGCGAAGCCGCCGACGCGCGCGCCCCAGTACGTCAGTTCGATGTCCGCCGTGCCGTTGTCGATCTGCGGGTCGATGGCCGTCACCAGACACGCCACCTCGGTCACGCCGCGCGCGCCTGCGTAGGTCAGCGCCTGCGAACTCGTGAGCGTGACCACGTCGCCGAGCCCGAGCATCATCGACCGACCGAGCCCGATGGTGCCGCGGTAGACGCGACGCTCCTCGGCGAGCAGTCCGAACCGCCGCGTAGCGAGCGGGACGAACACCGCGCGGAGGTTCACCACCTCAGCGTCGACCGCCAGGCCGGTCAACTCCTCCTCCTGGGTCTGCGCCTCGCCGCCGTGCCGCGGGATGCTGTCGCCGTCGCGGAGCTCCACGCCGGGATGGTCATCGGACCACACGAACGTCAGCGCGTTCACCAGCTGGTCGTCGAGCATCGACTCCACGGCTGCGTCCGCCGTCATGTCGGCATCCACGAGCGCGTCGACCGCGCGCGCCGCACTCGGGCGAACGATCTGGACCAGGCGCACGAGGCGCGACCCGGTAAGACGGTCGACGCCCTGGGTCACGCCGTTGCCGAACGTTCGCACCAACGGGCCGATGACCTCCGCGGCCTCCTTCGGGTCGTCCCGGTCAAAGCGCGTCAGGATGGTCTGCAGTTGCGGCGGACCGTTGCCGGCGGCGACGACGCTCGACTGGTCGAACTGCGACGTGTCCAGGCCGAGCCCATCGTGGAGCACGTCGTAGGTCCCGCGCACGCCGTCGCCGTGCTTCGACGCGAGGATCTGGCCGACCGCCACGGGCATCGTCGTGGCCGCCAGCGCCACCATCGGCCGCGCCACGATCGGGTTGTCGCCGAAGTCGACCATCGACAGCGGCCAGCGATGCGGCGCCCACGCCTCGTCGTTGAACTTCGCCTGGGCGGTGTTCTCGACGAGCGTGTAGCTGTAGACGGTCGATCCGTCCGGGGCCGCGTGCGACGTGATGGCGGACACCTGCACCGTCTGCCGGATCTGGTCGCCGCTCGGGTGCGTCCCCTGCAGCTCCAGCTGCGCGGGCAGCACTCCACCGAAGACGTCGTCGTCCAGCGTGATGCGCTTCTCGCCGTGCTGGTAGAACGCGAGGGGCGGGCCGGTGATGGAGAACCGAGCCACGTTGGAGCCGTCCGCGCCAGGCTCGAGATTGCGCCCGCGCGCAGGCTCGAACCTCAACGACGATGGGCCGATCGCGGCAGGTTCCCCGGGCGCTTGCGGCTGAATCCCCGCGAGGAGGTCTGCGTCCGCCGCGCCGTCCTCGTACCCCAGACCGCCGTTGATGCGGACCTCGAGGGACCGGGCCGGGATGTTCGGGACCACGACAAGCGCCGTGCCGCCGGCCTCGAGTCGGATGTCGGCCCATCGGCCGTTCGGGCTGTTGTGCGTCCCCGGCGACCAGTCGCTTTTGACCTGGTCGAGCATAGCGGTCGGCCACGCCAGCACCTCGGGCGAGGTCGTCCCGTCGTGGAACGTCGAGGTGATGAAGTCGGTCAGCTCCGGGTTCTCCGCTCTGCGGTACTGCGCCGCAGCCCAGGTGCCGGCGGTGTAGATGCTGTTGCGCGGCGCCGGGTCGGTCGTCTTCGTGATGGAGTTGATTTCGGAGACGCCGGACGTGTTGCTGACGTCGAGCGATCCGCGCCGCACGTCCCCGGCCGCGAAGCTGGTGTCGAAGATCGCGCGCGCCCGGTCCACGTCTTCGGGCGCGACCTCGATGGACCCCGCGCCGCCTGCGCCGGCCGACACCCACACCTCCGAGATGTCGAGCCCGGCGCGACGGGGAAGCACGATCGCACCGCTGACCGTCCCGGCGATACCGTCCGTGAAGACGTGCACGCCGCGCGCCGCCTTCGCCTCCTGGGCGACGCCGTAGCCGGGCAGCTTGTTCGCGAGCCGCGCCGGATCCGGCGCCAGCGTCAACTCGACCGTCACGCCGTTGGCGGCCATGCGCGGGGCGCCGTCGATGAACCCAGCGACCAGCACGAGCGGGTTCGACGTCGAGCCATCGTCGCGGACGATGTACCCGACCAGCCTCGCGCGTCGGCCACGGAACGCCACACACTCGGGCGTCACGAGCGGGGCGAAGCCGCCGCTGTCCACGATGAAGTGCGCCTCGGCCTGCGACCCGAGCTGCCCGCGGGTGATCCCGGTGAACAGCGTCGCGCCCGAGACGCCCGTGTAACTCATGCACTCTTGGCCGACCCACAGGTAGCCGGCCCCGGCGAAGCCTGCGTTGCTGTCGACCGTGAGCGACGCCAGCGCCGCGCCGGGCGCCTGGCTCGCGACGTCCGCGGCGAGGCGGGCGACCGCCGACGCGCCGCGCTGTCCCATCTTGAGCAGCGTCTCGGCCGCACCGTTGCCACCGAGCGACGTCGGCCCGGTGTCCGCGATGCGCACCGTGGCGCCCCCGCCGGACGGCAGCATCTCGGTGAGTTCCAGCCGCGACGACTCCAGCGTGGTGCCGCCCTCTCCGACCAGGATCCCCGGCCGCGCCTCGTAGGGCGACGACACGGCCGGCGCGTGGCTCGAGTAGAAGCGCGTGGCGAGCCCGTCGATCTCCAGCACCAGCGAGAACCGCAGGCCGGCGCGCGTCCAGTCCTCCGCCAGTGTCATGCGACGCTCGCCTCCCACAGTTCCCAGATGGAGACGCCTCGGACCCGTATGTCCTTCGGTCCGCCGTCGTAGGCGATGACCACCTCGACGTCCGTGTCCACGCCGCTGTTCGGCGCGCCGGTCGCGTTCAGGTTCAGCAGACGCGGACCGGTTGAGAGCGCGCTGGTGTCCTCGGCGGTGCGCCCTGTCGTCGCGAACTGCGGACGCCCGGCGTCCCACCACGGCACGCCGAGCAGGTTGGGCATGACGGGCGAGATGAGCGTGCAGCCGTTGTCCACGATGCCGCCGGCCACGCCGTTGATGTTCGGGAGTTCGACCGACACGACCAGGTCAGACGCGCCGCCGAGGTCTGCGTCGGCCAGGACCGCTACCCACAGGTAGCGACCCCACGTCGATGTGCGGAACCGAAAGCGCGCATCCTCGTAAGTGAACGTGTTGCCGGACAGTGCGGTGACGAAGTCCGGCGCGGTGCCGCCGTTCTGCTGCTTCGCCAGCGTGGTGCGCCCGCTGCCCGAGTAGAGCGGCAACGGCGACCACGACTCGAACGCAGGGCGCGCGCGGTAGCCGTAGGCGGTGCAGGCAGCGAGGACGACCGGCGACGCCCACCCGATGCCGTCGACCGGGGCGGCGTTGCGGGCGACGAAGCCCGGCGGCTCGTCTGGGAAGCGGCGCACGACGGTGGCGGCCATTCTACGCCCCCCACGCCGAGACGCTGCGAATGTCGACGGACGGCGTGGTGCCCGTCAGCCGGTCAGCGTGAATGATGAACAGGCCCGATCCGCCATAGGGCGCGGACGGGTGCGACCACGACTGCTCGCGGTCAGCGCCGACCCGCAGCGTGCCGTTCAAGGCGAGCAGGTCGAACGTGGCGGTCTGCCACGACTCGGTCCCGCTCGAGAAGTCGAGCCGGACGACGCCGTCGCCGGGCTCCTGGTCGTAGACGAACGGGTCCGCGATCCAGTCGCGCCCTGTGCCGTTGAACGCCGGCCGCACCGGCAGGCGCGAGGAGTGGCCGATGTAGACGGACGCGGTCCCGCTGCCGTTGCGGATGCCGCGGACGTGGACGGTCACCGACCGCCCCTCCGGGTGCAGCGGGATGAATCCACCCATGCCCTGCCGCCGCAGCGCGTCCGCCTCGCTGCCGTCGACCGCCGACCAGTTGAGCACCGTCGACACTCGGTTGCGCAGATGCTCGGCGTTCTGCCCGAGGATCCGCGCGAGGTCAGCGGCGACCGGCATGCCGCCGACGAACTCCTCGTCATGCAGCGGATCGAACGTCTCGCCACTGTTCGGCTCGGTCAGCACGCCCGAGATGGTCGGCCGCACGTACTCGAATTTGACCGCGAAGACGATCGGCCCCTCGGTGCCGGTCGCCGAAGTTCCGCGGAGATCCATGTGGATCTCCTCGTAGGTCCCGGTCGCGTCGAGGTCCAGATCGTTGGCGCCGAGTGCCGCGCCTGGGCTGTCGAACCACTGCCACGCGGTCCCGCTCGGGCTGATGACGACCTCGCCCGCGCCGGCCGATGCCCTCGACTTGATGGACGTGAACCGGATCGACTGTCCGGCGGGGTAGGTCGCGCCCCACAAGCCCTTGTTGGCGATGAGCGGGCACCGCACGGAGATGCGCAGCAGATCGTGCCCGTCAGTGAGGATCGGGATCCGCCACTTGCAGACCGTCGAGTAGGACGCGCCGCCGCCGGCCGCGAGGACGTAGCACTCGCCGTCCGTCCACCACTGGCTGACGGCCGGGTGCAGCGTCCCGATGTCTCGAGCCGCGCGGTTCTGGAGCCGCGCGACCTCGACCCACTCGGCGGTCGGCGTGGAGCCCCCGGCGCCGTAGATCGGGGCGACCGGAGCGAAAGCCTCGTGCCGCACCTTCGTCGTGCTGACGGAGATGGTCACAGCAGAACGACCCGGTGGTTCGCCTCGAAACGCAGCGCGACCGCGCCCTCGTCGTATGAGGCCACGTTGTCCACGTCGTCGTCGGGGTCCCGCTTGGCACGCAGACGCCCGAGCCGGCCGCCCCGCTCGACGTTGTAGAGGTTGCCGTAGGACTGATCACGAGGCGCCGCAGCTCGGCGCGGGTCGCTCCAGTCCTGATAGACGTGGAACCGCCAGCCCGGCAGCGCGTAGGGCAGCACCTTGTCGAGGTAGTGGAACTCCTCGTCGGTCGCCGACGCCTCGCCGCCAACGTACACCCGCACCTCGCGCGCCGGGGCGTTCAGCAGCTCCACGGCGGTCGCGTCGCCATTCGCCAGGCGCGCGGATCCGGCGCGCTGGTCCCGCGCGGTCCGCACGAACATCGCCGGCCGAGTGGGAACGATGAGCCCGGGGCACGGGTAGGTCGCGGTCATCACGTCGAACGACCCGACGCTGACCGGCACCTCGCTTCCGGTGAATCCCAGGCGCGCGGCGAAGGACGCGCTCGGGAACCCGAGGTCCGTCAGGGTCGTCGGGTACGAGCACACGACGTGACCGTCTCCGTCGATGTACCACCGCACCCGCGGCTCGCTGCCCTCGTCGGCGTCGAAGTCCTCGAGCGTGTAGACGCCCGACACGAGCGCGGAGTCCACGTCGCCCTCGTTGCGCGTCCGCACGTAGGTCGGGATGGAGTGGCACAGCGCCGGACCGCCGATGAGCGCGTAGGGCGTGCCGCCCTTGTCGACCGTCAGCACGTAACCCGCCTGAGTCGTGATGGTGCCGCGCACCCACTCGCCGGACGCGGTCAGCGTCTCGGTGCCCGACACGTTGACCGACGCATCGCCAGTCTGGAACCCGAACCAGTTGGACGCGCTCGCGCTGGTGATCTCAAACGCATAGGTGTCGTTCGTCACCACGATTCGGTCGTTCTCGTCGATGTAGGCGTCGAACGTCCCGAGCGGGGCGCCGGGCGATGCGTCCGCGAGCGCCTGCAGGTCCCCGGCGAAGTCGTAGGCGCGCGTGTAGACGCCCGCCACGCCCGTGCGGGTCACTCCCGACCCGTAGCCGTTCAGGAACGTCAACACGTCGTCGTAGATGCCGATGTCGGTCGGCAGAGTCCCGTAGCCGCCGCCGCGGTCGATGACCTGGACGCCGGCCCAGGGTCGCGCATCGAAGCGGGCCGACAGCGCAATCCGCGGGTTGTAGTGGTAGCTCGGCATGTCCCTACCCTACGCGGGAAGCGCGCGGCGTGTCGCGTCGTACCTCGAGCCACGCCGCGCCGATCGATTGATGCCTCGGTCGACCGCCTCGCCGTGGAGGAACACGTTGATCGGCGCCGGGCGACGCGAGCCGGACAGGGGCGCACCCGACCCGCGCCGCACGGCGCGCTCGAACTCGATGTCTCCGCCGGTCACCCGGCCACCGCCACCTCCGCCCGCGCCGGGCGCGCTCGGCAGGGACGCACGGACCTCGCCGCCAAGACCTGCGCCCACGCCGACCAGGCCGGTGCCGACTGCCAGGCCGATCGCCGACGCACTCGCCAGCGGACCGGCGAAGGGCGCCAGCCACGGGATGAACGAGAAGATGCCCGCGAGCGCGAGCCCGGAGATTGCCTGCGCCATGAGCTGCTGCCCGGCCTGCACGATCCCGGTGCCCAGCGCTGCGGTGAACGACTCGCCCGCGAACAGCGCGGACACAGCCGCCTGGCCGAGCGCGGAAGTGACCTGCCCGACCGCTGGAACCGCGACCCCGGACACGATGGCCGCCGACGACTCCGCAGCACTCGCCATCCGCGCCCACGCCGCCGCGTTGGCGTCCAGCATCGCGATCGACGCGAGCTGCGCGTCGCGCGTGTTCTGCGCTGCCTCGGCCGCTGCCGCCGCTTCCTTCTGCCGCTGCTCGAACTCGCGCTGTGCCTGCTCTCGGGCGAAGTCCTGCAGCGCGCGCCCGCGCTCGATGCGCGCCGCGTCCGCCCGCTCCGCGTCTCGGATCTGCTGCGCTGCCTGCTCGCGCGCGCGGTCCTGCAGCGCGCGACCGATGTCGAATTGCTCGCGCTCCGGGCGGCGGATCCGAGTCGGCCGGCGCGTCGTCCCGTCCGCCGTCCCGCGGCCGAACTGCTGGATGAACGCCGGCAGGTTGTCGGGGGTCAGCGCGCTGCGCGCCCCGCGAGTGATGCGGCTGAACGTGCGGTCGAACGCCCCGGAGATGGCGTTCGCGGCGTTGATGAACGGCTGTGCCGTCCGCTTCGCGCTGTCCTGGGCCGCGGACGCGAACTGCCGCGCCGCCTCGACGAACCGATCGCGGTCGCGCTCGATGAGGGTCGCGGCCTGGTTGCTCGCGACGTGGCCGCCGCCCTGCACGAACCGCGCGGTGCGCTGCCACTCCTTGAACGCCTCGCGTGCCGCCTCGCCCGTCCTGTCGAGCGATCTCGCGACCTCGTCGCCCCGAAGCCGAGCACGCTCGCTCGCTCCCGAGAAGTCGTCCAGCGCGTCGATCGCTCGCCCGAGCGCCACCGACGCCAGCTTCGCCGCCGCGTCCGAGACGTTGCCGAGCTCGGCCGCCACGCGCTCGAACTGGTCCGCGTAGCGGTCGGCCGGCGCTTGGGAGATGAGCTTGTTCCCCGCCTCCACGAAGGCGTTGAAGAACGCCTGCTTCTTCTGCGCGTCGTCCAGCGCGGACGCCGTCGTCCCGATGCTGGCGGCGTAGTCCTTGTACGCCTTCTCGGTGTCGATGACGATCCCGAGGTTGTCGAGCCACAGCTTCGACTGGCGCGCCAGGCCGGTCGCGACCGACTCGACCGCGAAGCGGACGTCGATCCCGAGCGTCCCCGCCGCCGCCTTCGCGACCTCTGTGGCCTTCTGGAACTGCTGCTGATTCAGGCCCAGCGTGCGGGCCATGTTGTTGAACCGGAGCAGGTCGGCGTCGGTGACGGTGCCCGCGACCGCAGCGCGGAGGCGGTCGACGTCCTGCGCCGTCGTCCCGAGCCGCGTCACCGCCTGCTCGAGATCGCGGATCTTGGCGCCTGCGGTGCCGACCTCCAGCGCCGCGTTGAACGCCGCCATGCTGGCGGTCGCGGTTGCCGCGGCGGGGGCAATGAGCGCAAGCGCGGTCTTCGCCGCCCCGAGCGCCTTGCTGACGCCCCGAATGTCGCGCTCGGCCTTCTCGGCGCCCTCGACCTCGAGCCGGACGATCTCGCGCGTGACCGCCATCAGCCGCCGCCCTTCTTCTGTGCGCGCTCCAGTTGCTCCGCCTGCATCGCGTCACGCTCGGCGGTGATGGCGCAGACTGCCTCCGTGCCGGCAGCGGACAGCGGGCCGAGTACATCGGCAAGGGCGCCGCCGTTCGCGGCCACACGAAGCGCCCTGAACGCCCGCGACAGCCAGGGCGCCGGGGACGGTCCGCCGCGCAGCTCGTCGCGCATCGGAGTCGTGATGGAGCTCCCGCCGAAGACCGCGACCGGGCACGACGTGAACGTCGCGTGGTCCATCATCGGGTGCGCCCAGATCTCCATCCCTCGCGTCTCCTTCATCGGACCGCCGCAGCGTCCGCGACGGTCCCAGGTCTCTCGGCGCTCCGCGCACTGACTACAGCGCCACCGTGTGCCGCCCTCGTCGTCCGCGTACCGGACCGCTAACCGGAGAGCGAGAAGCGCGCTTTTGGGAGCGTCGACACCCGCTCTACGGCGCTCGCAATCTCTCGGGCGACGTCCGGCGCGCCCTTCACGATGTCCACGACCTCGTCGGCGGGGTCGACCAAGCCGGCCAGCGCCAGCTCCTCGACTCGCGCGTTCGACCAGCGCAGATGCCCCTCGAGCGCCCGCGCGTCGTCGTCGTCCAGCGCCCGCTCCCACTCGGCGATCGCCTTCACGCCGGCCGCCGCCTTCTCGTCGTCCTCCGCGTCGGTCTGCGCCTTGCGCGCCGCCTCGAACATCTCCGCCGCCAACTGCTCGCCGCGACGCGACCGGCGCGCCCGGCTGTGGTCCTCGGCCCGGTCCTCCGCGGCGTCCCGCTCGGCGATGGACAGCGGCCGGATGACCACCCGCGTCGCCGTGTCGGGCACCGTCAGGTCCGACAGCCGCAGCGTGTCGAAGTAGGCAGCGATCTGCTCCTCGCTGTTGTTCTCCGCGATGTCCGGGTCCACCGACAGCACGATCGTGATGCGCTCGTCGGTGGACAGTCTCGCAATGCTCCTCGTCAGCCCCATGTCGCTCTCCCGCTGTGTGTGTGTGCCCGCTCGCCCCTACCGGACGAACCCGATCGCCAGGTCCAGGTTGGCGGTCTGCGACGTCCCGGGGGTGTCGCCGCTGTACTGGCCCGCCCGCCACGTCGCGCGCTGCTGGTTGATGCCGTTCTCGCCCTCCTGCGGGAGCGAGTCATTCACCAGGTGCGCCGCGCCGAGCGAAACGCAGAAGCCGTTGCCGACGCCTTGCCGGCCGCAGCCGACCATGATGTTGCGCTTGCGCGAGTTGATGAAGTCGGTGCGCAGGGTGCTGTCGAGCTCTGCGCGCTCGATGGACAGCGTTGCCTCGACGTCGGCCAGCTCCAGCGCCGACAGCCCGATCTGGTTCCGAGACCCGCCCTGCCGCTGCCACTCGAAGGCAATCTCCAGCGACCACGACCCGACGTTGAGCACGTTGCGGCCGAGCGCGTAGGGCGCCGTCGCGGTTCCGATCGCGTCCGAGTACACGAAGTAGCTGCCGAGGAACGTCGCGACGGTGCCGTCCGCCACGGTCGGGTCCACCATCGAGGCGGACCCGTCGTCGTCGATGATGAGCCCGGGGACCATCTCGACGGTCACGTACACGAGCCCGTCGCGCAGCTCGAACGCAGCGCGCCGGCAGCGGCAGCCGACCGCGATGAACCGGTGCGACAGCATGTCGAACCGGATCGCGACCGACGCCCCTAGCGACAGGTTCGTCCCGAGCGTCGGCCCGAACATCGCGCAGAGCCGCATCACGTCCCCGGCGCCGGGGGTCCCCGACAGCGCGGGCGAGCAGGTCAGGTCGTTACCGCTGCCGCTGCTGATCTCGGTGACGGCGCTGTACTCGACGCGCCCGTTCTCGGTCCACTGAAACAGGCGCCCCGCGGCCATGTTGGCGGCGGTCGTCGGCTCAAAGTTGTTCGCGTCGGTCCCGCCGACCACGATGTCGGTGTCCGCGCCCGCGTCGCTGAACCCGAGCGCGGTGTTGAGGCAGCGCATGATCGGGATCAGGTCGTAGGTCGCGAAGGCGGACGCCGCGCCGATGCCCCGGATGGGCGCCTCGAGCGTGATGGCGTCGATCTTCCGACCCGGCTGCGGGGATCCGGCCACGTTGACGGTCACCGGCTCGGGCGGCAGGCGACCGACGCTCGACCGCGTCAGCTCCAGGTCCACGTTGGGCGTCTCCTGCCCGTCGTAGACCGCCTCGGCGCGAATGAACTCGCCGGACACGAACGTCAGCCCGGACACGTCCGGCACGGGCGAGGTGGCGGCGGGCGACCCGTAGGACGACTCGACCGCGACTGCAACTGTCTCAAGTGCCGGCACGTCGGCCTCCTTTCAATCCTCGATGTAGAGTACCGCGAGAGGACGTGACACGACGAGTCCGCCGGCCTCCGTTTCCGATTCGTCCACGTCCGCGTCGGTGATCACGATGGCGTCGATGCCGACCGCACCCCAGTTGGCGGGGTTGCGCAGGCGCAGCATCAGGTCGAGCGTATCGGTGGCCGCCATGCGCCGCGTGCGCTCGCCGGGCTGCGCGTAGATTGAGCGCACCACCAGGTTCTCCCGCACCCGCATGATGCCCACGCCGGTCATCCCGTCCTCGACGGCCCCGTTGGACTCCAGCATGAAGAAGCGGTCACGCCCCTGGCTCACGAGGTCGTCGAGCGTCGGTGTGTGACCGGTCCCGTCGTCGATGCAGGTGTGGCGCGCAGCCGGATCGAACGACGGCACCACCTCGCGGATCTGGCCGATGATGTGGTCGCGGATGGCGCTGACCTTGCTCATCGGGTGCGACTCCGGCTCATCGCCTTGCGCACCAGCCGCGTGACAGCTCGCCGTAGCGCCTTGCGGTCGTTCGGCGACACGCCGACGAAGGGACGCGCCTTGCCGACCCCGGCGCCGTAGATGGCGGCAGATCCGGTCGGCCCGATCTCGGCGAGGTAGCGCAGCACTTGGACGACGCGCACCGAGCGGCGCAGTTGGCCGGAGAGCGTCAGATCCACAGGCGCGTCTTCTCCGCTGAACTGGCGGGACAGCCGCTTGTATTCGGCGTAGCCGCCCGCGTAGTACGTCGACCCGCCGTCGGTCCGCCGGCCGCCCTTCGGGGCCAGGCGCCGCGCCGTCGAGCCGCCGATGTAGATCGGCCGGGTGCTGTACCGCCGGAACGGGCGGTCCCGCACGTCGCGCCCCTGCTGGAACGCGCGGCGGACCATCGCCCCCTGAGTGACCACCGCGAGCTCTCGCATCTCACCCGCGCCCCACAGGCGCAGCGGGAGACCGGGACCGACCGTTCGCCTGGTGACTTTGAGCCTCATCGGCTCTCGTCGATGTCGAGGTAAAGCCCGCGCGCGTCCGCGTCCGCCTCGAACGACGAGGTGAACGTGCCGGCCACCATCGTCGTCGTCGGCTGCGAGGCGTCGACCTCTCCCTCGTCCACGATGCCGTTGTCGTTGACGTCCACCCACTCCGGGCGCTGCAGCGCGTCCGTGATGAGCCGCATCGCCATCTCGAGCAGGTCCGTTCTCGGCTCGACGCCGGGCGCCTGCCGCCGCGCCTGCTCGAGCAGGTGCGCGGTCATGTAGGCGTGCGCCGTCAGGAACTGCCGACCGGACAGCTGGTCCGGGTAGGTCCCCGCGTCCAGCCGCACGGACACCGCCTGCTCCACCATCGAGAGCGCCATCGCCCGCTGCGGCGCCATCGAGTCTTGCCGCCCCGGCACCAGCACGTTGGGCACGAGCGCCGCGACGTCCGCGTCCGTCAGCCCGGTGTCGAACGGCACGCGGACGAGCTGCAGCACGCCGCGGGACGCCGTCTCCAATTCCACGCCGAGCCCGTTGAAGCGGCGGTCGAACCTCATGCGCCAGGCGATGTTTCGCAGCGGGGTCGCGCCGAGGTCGGCCGTCGCGACGGTCGCCACGTAGGTCATCCACTGAACCGTCGCGCCGAGCTCCACGTCGATCGGGTGCGGCAGCGGCTGCGCCAGCACGATCTCAGTGTCGCTGTTGAACGCCTCGACCTGCGCGATCGAGTAGCCGCCATCCTGGCCGACGACGGCAACCGCGCCGAAGACCGGACCGGTGCAGGCGTTGGTCGGCGACAGCGACCCGATGGTCAGCGTGCGGCGGTCCGCCGCGATGGCCGAGAGCGACGCCGGCCCCGCCACGGGCAGGCCCAAGTCCACGATGTCCGTGCCGTCCGGCTTGGTCAGCGTCAGCGTCGGGGTCGTCGTCAGCGGGCCGGGCGCCGTCCAGATGAACGTGTGGTCCTCGCCGATGATCGCCTTCCGCTGGGTGTTCGCCGCGCTCATCGGTCCGCCCTTCCGCCCTGGTTCGCCGCCGAGATGTCGGAGGGTGTCGCCAGCGGGATCCCCGCGCGTCGCACCTCGTCCGGGGTCATCGCGACCCACGAGTGGCGGCAGTTGTATCCGCCGCCCGCGAACAGCGGAGACACGGCGGTCTGTCCGTTGCTCAACCCCTGGATCTGGCGCCGCGTCACCGCCTTGCCGACCAGCGGACGGCAGAACGGGCGCGTCACGCCGTCGAGCGGGCCGAGGTAGACGCGCACCAGGTCAGCCCCGGCGCGCTCCGCCTGCAACACCGCCTCCTCCTGCGCCACCCGATCGAACTCCGCCATGCGAGTCTTGGCCTCGGTGACCGCACCGCTCACCCGGCGGTCCTCCTCCTGCACGATGCGCGACACCACCTCGTCCAGCGTCTCGCCGACAGCCGCCGACCGCATGCCCGACAGGATGCGGGACGCCATCGGCCGCTCGATGATGTTCTCCCAGCCCTGGAGGTGGTCTTCGATCGTCGCGTCGATGGCCACGCGCGCCGCCGGCTCGTCGAGGATCCGCGATGCGTTCGGGACGCCGGCTGCCTCCAGCCCGTCGTCCGCGAGGTCCGCGAGGCGCTTGTAGGGCTTGAAGAACTCCGCCTCCGCCTCGCTCAACCCAGCCTGGTCGAGCAGGTCGATGACGTTCTCCAGCCGCGTCGACAGAATGGCCGCCCGCATGCGGTCCGTCTGGGAGGTGCCGCCCATCGCAGCGCGCAGCCGCACCGCGAGGTTCTGCACCACCGCCGTCAGGTTGGTCTTGAGGAGGTCGGCGGCATCGTCCGCAATGCGGATCCGCTCGCGGACGATGCGCACCAGCTCCGGGGACACGCCGACATCGTCGAGCGCGTCGAGCCGGAACTCGTGTCTGCACTCGCCGACGTGCATCGGTCCTCCGTGGGTGAGAAAGGTGCCGGCCGGGTCATCGCGGGCAGACGCCCCGGCCGGCGGTCGCGGGAGAGCGACCTTGCTCGTTACGACTCGGGGGCGTCGTCGGCCGACGGCTTCGCCTTGCGGCGCGGCTTCACCTCGACCAGCGCCGGCTTGCCGCCCACACCGGGCACGATGGCGTTCACCTTCTCGGCGTGCGCCGGGTCGAGCTCGACGATGTCGGCGGGCTTGCCGTCCAGCGACCGGTTCGGTCCGTGCCCGATTCCGGCGTTGCGCGCCTCGGGCTCCCACTTGTACCGCTTCATGCCCGCCCCCTCGCCCGGCTTACGCCAGGCAGTCCGTAATGACGATGCCCAGGCTCGAGGTCGCGACGGACTCCGAGTCGGGGATGATCTTCACCGACCGGTACAGGTCCGTGAAGAACTCGGTGCACTTGTTGTCCTCGTTGTAGCGCGAGGACAGCGGGTCATCGAGGTCCGGCACCGCGAGGTGCAGCGCGCAGGTCGGCTCGACCCGCATGCCGTCGTTCCCGAGCCCGGCCATCGGCGACGGCAGGCTGTAGAGCCCAAAGGACTCGGTGTTCCACAGCCGCGAGGTGGTCAGCGACTGGCCGAGGTTGGAGCTCCGCAGCCGGGCGGCGCCCACGTAGACCTCGCGCACGCCGGTCTCGCGACGGATCTTCTCGGCGATGGCCGAGAACGGGATCACGCTGCTGTCCTGCCGGATGGGTCCGTCCGCGAGGTCGCCCACCAGGTTGCGCATGGCGTCGTTGGTCTGCAGCGCCCGCGCGAGGCCCTGGCCGAGCACCACGCAGGAGTCCTCCGGGGCGAAGATGCCGTTGGTGGCGTCCTCGCGGTTCTCGATGAGCTTCACCAGGTCGAAGATGAAGTCGGAGCCGGCGGAGTTGTACTGCGTGCCCTTCCCGTTCGGGATGTTGACCGCGGTGTACGTCGTGGTGAAGTTGGCGGCGGTGAACATCGCGTCCGCCACCGTCTTCTCCTGCCACAGCTCCCACGCGATGGCGAGCTTGAGTTGCGCGCGCTGCTCGAGGGTCATCAGGCCCGCGTCCGCCGACAGCTGGTCGTCGAACTGGTCCTCGACCGCCACCGAGCGCTTGGCGCCGAGCACGTTGTTGACCGTGTAGGTCGTGGTGATCGGCGTCGACTCGGGCAGCTCGCGGTGCGGAGCGCCCTTGGAGCGGGCCAGGTTCTCGACCTGCCCGTGGTAGTCGGCGTCCTGCTCGATGATGAGCGAGCCGCCACGACGACCGCGCGGCACGTTCACCTGCACGGGCGCCATGAGCCGCGCGCCGATGACGCGCTCCTGCACGCGGTCCAGGCTGTTGACCTGGCCGATCTGCGCCCGGAGCAGCTGGGAAATCGGATTGAAAGTGCCCATCGGGCGCTCCTTTCGGTGGTCAGGTCAGTCCGTCAGGGGACCGAGTAGCGGAACGGGATCGCGTAGACGAGGTCGCCGTCCGCCGCGTCCTGCAGGCCGCAGAAGTAGGCGCAGGCCTCGTTGCCGCTGGTCGCCGGGATGACCCGGCCGGTCGCGGTCTCGGTCATCAGGAAGTGGTGCGTCCCCGCGGTGATGGCGGCGCCGGCCTTGTACTGCCGGGGCGTGCCGAGTACCGCGACGGTCAACTCCCCGCCGTTGGCGACGTCGGTGTCCTGATCGATGACGCCGATGGACTCCTCGCCGCTCGCGCCGCTGTCGCACAGCACGACGGTGCGGGCCGCGCTGACCTTCACCGGGAGGCCCCGGGGCGCGGTCATCGCCTCACCCGCGATGTAGCTCATCTTCTGCGGATCGCCCATGTCACCCCACCTTCCGGGTCGTGGACAGCACCGCGTCGCGGGTGCCCGGGTACTTCTGCTCGATGATGTCGGCCGCGTGCTTCTCGTCGCGCGCCTCGCCGGACAGCTGCAGGCGCGCCATCTCGGCCAGGTACTCGCGCTGGGTCGCGAACTGCGCCGGCCTGATCTCCGCGTCGCGCGGCAGCGGCTGCGACGGCCAACCGTCGCCCGCCTTCATGCTGGCGAGCAGGTCGGCGCACTGCTCGGGCGCGGCGTCGTACAGCGCCTCGAACTTGGCGCGCTGGCCCTCGTTGATGCGGCCGGCCTTCATCGCCGCGCCGATCAGCTCGTCGCGGGTGCGGATCCGGTCCCTCTCCTGCATCGCGTCGAGCTGCGCCTGCAGCGCCTCGACCTTGCCGGCCAGCTGGGGCCGCTCCGTCTCCAGCGCCTCGAGCTTCGCCCGCAGCGTGGTCACCTGCTTCTCCGAGTCCTCGAGCTGCGCCGCCTGCGCGTCAAAACGCGCCTGGAGCTTGGCGTGGGCCTCGGCGGTGATCGTGGTCTTGTCCACCGTCGTCTCCTTCCGATTCTGCCCCGCGGGGCCGGTCATGCCTGCGGCGCAGGCTGCGATCTTGATCAGTCCGGCCGGCGGGATGCTCGACGCCGCCGACCCCGAAAGCACGGCGCCCGCAGCGTCCGACTCCATCGGGATCCGCACCACGGCGTCCGCGAGTCCGGCGGCGACCGCCTCGTCGGCGGTGTACCAGGTCGTCCGCCCCATCGCGGCCAGCGCTTCGTCCGGGGTCATGCCCGACCGGCGCGCGTAGATTGCGGCGGCGCTCGCGTTCAACCGCTCGATCGCGTCGGCCGCGGTCCGCATATCGTTGGCTTCGCCGTGCACCATGCCGCTGGCCGAGTGGATCATCATCAGCGACCCCTCGACCATCTCGATGCGGTCCGCCGCCATCGCAATAAGCGACGCAGCGGACGCAGCCACCGACTCGATGCGCGCGACCGTCCGACCCTTGCGCTGCATGATGGCGTTGGCGATGGCGATGCCCTCGAAGGCGTCGCCGCCCATCGATGCAATGCGGACGAGCAGGTCCTGCCCATCGACCTCGTCGAGCATGCCGACGACCGCCGCCATGCTGCTGTCGTAGTCACCGATCGCCCCGTAGAGACGAAGCGTCGCGGCGTCCGCGGCGAGCTCGGCTGGTGCTTCAGGTCCCATCGCCTCAGAGGTTGACGGACCGGACCGCACCTCGTCAACGCCTTCTGCGCGGCGCGCGCGGTCGCGGATGCGCTCGACGGCGTCCGGGTCGCCGCCCCACAGCAGCCACGCGACGAACGCCGGGGACTCGTCGCCCACTTCGTCCCACCCTGGCGTCTTGCTCGACTCGTGCCTCGCGAACCACGCGACCGCGCGGTTCAGCTTGTCCAGGTCCCACCCGTCGCGGATGCCCTCGCGCGCCTCGCGCACCGTCTTCGGCGTCAGCCCGTCGCCGGACTTCCCGTCCTCGTGCAGACGCAGCCCGCGGCGCAGGTTGTCGCGGATGCTCTCGGTCAGCTCGTAGATCGGCATGGCTACTCGCCCAGCACGGACGCGGCGGTGATGGGCCGGCGCAGCAACGACACGGGGCGCGCGTCCTCGACCTCGGGCACCGGCAGCCCCAGCTTCCGGTGCATCGCCTGGACCACCTCGGGCGTCCGCGCGATGAGATCCTGTGCGGCCAGCGCCGGCAGCGACTGGAGGTGCCGCACGAACTCCGGGGTCTGGATGCCCGAGAAGACCAGCGTGGGCATGTCCGCGGGCGCGACGTCGCCGAAGTTGTACCAGGTCAGCCGGCCCATCGTCGGCCGCAGGGTGTCGCGCAGCCACTCGAGCGCGTTCGTCGCGAACCGCTCCGCCGACCGCTCCTGCACCTCGCCGACCGACCGCGAGCCGCTGTTCGTCACGCCGAGGTCTAGGATCTGCGCGAGATACGCGCGGGTCATCCGGTGCTCGTGGATGGCGATGACCCTCTCGAACATGGCGGCGTCGATCTTCGCGCCGAGCAGCGGAGCGATCTCGATGAACTTGGCCGACGGCGTGACCAGCACCGACTTGTTCACGCTGCGCAGCGCGCGCATCTGCTGCTGAATGCCCGACGCCAGTGACTTGATGTTGTCCTCGGAGAACACCCGATCGCCCTGCGCGTCGACCGCGGACCGCAGCGCCTCATAGTCGAGCTGCGCGTGGACCGCCGGGACCGCCAGCCGCTCGACCGCGACCGCCATCGACTGCAGCGCGTGCGACTGATCCCGCCAGTGCGACCACAGCGGACGAAGCAGCCCGAGGCCTTCGTAGTCGTACCCGTCGCCGTCCCACACGGCGAGCGCGAGCCGGTCCACAGGAATGACCGTCTGCCACTGGCGCCCGCTCGCGTCGGTCACCCACTGCTCGACGCCGGCAACCTGCCCGCGCTGGTCGGTGATCCATCGGTAGTGCGAGCGCGGGTCGCGCCACTCCAGGCGGTCCAGCCACACCCGGCCGTCCGCGTGATAGTACATCTCCTCAGAGTAGGCGAAGCCACCGTTGAGCGCGTAGGCGAGCCCGCGCAGCGCCCGCTCGAACGTGGTGGTCATGCGACCCGCGCGACCCTCGAGCCCCAGCGCCTCGCGCCAGAAGTCCGCGATGTCGTCCCGGCCGCCCTCGACGGACCAGGTCGCCGACATCAGGTATGACATCAGCTCGCGGGACACCGTCGCGATGCTCGGGCTACTCCGCAGCATCTCGATGACCAAGCGATGCCACTGCGCGCCGCGCAGCTTCGCGACGTGCTCCTGGGTGTCGATCTTTCCGTGCTGAGGCCCGTTGCCGGGCAACCCGAGCAGGTCTTCCGGCGCGCTCTGCGGCTGCGCGCGCATCTCCTCGGCGGTCGGGTCGCTGACAACCCCAAGGGTCATCGGGTGCTCGCGGGGCAGGTGATCACGCTCGCAGGCTACGGCGCGCGGGACGGCGGGTCAATCAACGACGGCGCTTGACACCGCCCGCCCAAGTCGGCGGTGCTCCACCGACAGGCCGAGCGCGAGCGCCACGTCGATGCCCGCCTGCATCCCCGACGACACGCCCCAGTCAACGTAGACCGCGACCAGGTCCGCGCGCTCGGTCCACGCGAACCCGGCGGCCATGCCTGCGGCGCGCCGCTCTGGGTTCGCGTCGTCCAGCGCGCCCGAGAACGCCAGCAGCACGTGCGACGCGATGGGCGCCTCGCCGCGGTCGATGCAGTCGCGCAGCGCGCGGTTCGCGTAGTTGCGGTTCGCTCACAGCGGCAACTCCACCTGGCGCGCCTCGTCGTCGGCCGCCCTCATGGCCTCGGCTGCCTCGTCGAGCATCGACCGCAGCGCATCGACCGCAGCGCCCTTCGGGTCGCCGTCGTACCCGGACACGATGCTGACGCGCAGCACATCGCCGCCCGATGTCGGCCCGTCGACTTCGATGGACCACAACTGGTCCATAACGAACAGCATGAACTGACCGGCGGTCGCGAACTCGCCGCCCTCGCTGGTGCGCCACTTCACAGCCCGCAACTCCCGCGCTTGGACCCCTCGGTGATACACACGCCGCTCGCGCAGTCCGTGTCGTCGATGCACTCGCGGACGCCGCACACGTCGCGCCCGTCGAGGCACGCCAGCCTCATCGCAGCCTCGGCAACTGGACCACGCCGAGCTCGTGCCACATGCCGGGGACGACGCAGTCCTCGCGCATCGCCACCAGCGCCCTGGTCGCCGCGCCCGCCTCGCCCTCCAGCGCATCGAGCCGGGCGTGGACACCGTCCACCTCCGCGCACGCTGCGAGCGCCTGCTCCACCCGTGTCTCGTGGTGCCGGGCCTCGGCCTCTGCCACCAGCAGTTCCACCCGCATCGCCTCGACGTTGTGGTAGCTCCACCCGACGCCGAGGGCGACGCCCGCCACGAACGCCGCCGCGGCGGCCAACCACACAAGGGTGGATCGGTTCATCGTCTCTCCCGCTCACCTCGCGTCGAGCCACTCTGCGTCGTCGTCGAGGTCGTCAATGGCTGGCATCAGGTCCCGCGCCGATGGCGCCCGCTTGGGACTCACCCAGCGTAGTACACACGCCCAATAACGTAAAGCATCCATCAGGTGATCGTGTCGGCCGTCCTTCTTCGGCATGTCGCCTCCGCTGGCAGGGTAGGCGTAGCCGCCGATGCAGCCGGCCAGGGTGCGCGCCTCTGCCGACGCGGCCTCGCGCTCGTAGCTCGGCGCCCAGACCACCAGCCGCCGCGCGCCGTCCGCAGACGCGAACCGAGCGCCGAGGCACAGCACGCCGGCCGGGATGGACCGGCGGTCCCGCTCGGTCGTGAACAGCATCGGCGGAACGGCCTGCTCGAACTGCTCGCGGAGCCGCGCCACGAAGATGCCCGCTTGCGTGGCCTTCTCCGGGTGCGCAGCCGACCTCGCGTTGCCGGCGGGGTCCCCGACGACTCGCGACAGCCGCATCCGGTGGTGGCGAATCCGCGCCGCCACCAGGTCCGCGAACTCGTAGACGCTCACCCCGTCCGGCTGCACGTCGTCCACGATGACGTCCACCTCGCGCACGGGGTCCCACGCGATGAGTGCCGCTGCCGGCCGGTCCACCCCGAAGTCGGCGGCGACGACGCAGTCGCGGCCGGTCGGCACGAACTCCGACAGCAGGTTGCCCGCCGGCCACTCCTCCTCGCGGAACATCGCGTACACCTGCCCCTTCGGCGGCATGGGCCGGTTCTCGACCATCGCTTCGTACTCGCGAGCCGTCAGGGCGGCGCGGGCGTTCGCGAAGAACTCCGGTGGCAGGTTCCCGGCGTTGGCGTGCGACGTCGCCTTGATGACCACGCCGTGCGGGTGCTTCTCGGCAGCTCGCACCCACCACGCCTTCGGGACCGGAAGCCCGGCGAGGATGAGCAGCGGCGGACCGGAGCCGTCGCGACCGACGCGGCCCACCATGCGCTTAAGCGCTGAGGGCGGCAGATCCTGGCACTCGTCGATGGCCGCCGCGCCGAGGTTCAGCCCCTCGAGCCGGCGGCCATCCTCGCCAGCCGCGGCGTAGAAGTTACGCAGGACGACGGACCCTCCGTTCGGTGCGTTCCAGCGCAGCCCGGACTCGGCGCGTGCCCACCCGCGCGGTTCGAGCCACTTCTCACACTCGGGAATGCTGACGTCGATGGCGCGCTGGTAGCGGTCCATGATCCACGCGAGCCGACATCCGCCGCGCATCTCGTTGACCAGGCCGAGCGCTGTGGCGATGCCCGAGGTCTTACCCGAACCCCACCCGGCCTGGATGGCGATGAGGTGAGCGCCGCGCTTGATGGCGCGCACGATGTCGCGCTGCAGCGGGTTCGGCCTCACTCGTCGGCCGCGTCCTCGTCGGCCGCCTTCGCCCACTCGCGCCAGAACGCGGAGTGGTCCTGGCCTGCATCGACCGTCACCACCTCGGCCCGGTCCCCGTATCCGTCCGGGCCGCCGACGCCCGAGCGGGTCAGCAGCCACCGGGCGCCCCCCTCGCGCGGGTCGCGCGCCTGGCGGTGGAGCTCGATGATTCCGTCCGCCCGCGCCTCTCGGATTTTGCGCCCCGTCTCCGTGTCCGTCTCGGGCCTGAGCCAGCGGTGCAGGGTGTCGCTCGCGATGCCGACCTTCTGGCACACCAGCCGAATCGGGACGCCCTCGCGGAGTAGCGAGCACGCTGCGTCCACCTTCTCGTCGGGGACTCTACCGCGCGCGCGCGCTGGCTTCGCCGATTGCTTGGCCGCGGCGCGCTTCACGCTGGCCGCCCGAAGTCGTCGTCTAGCTCAATCCGCGCCCGCCGCGCCTCGGCCGAGAACTGGAAGGCGCCCGCACTCGCCACCTGACGCATCGGCAGAGCTCGCGTCCCGCGCGCCTCGTGCTCCCGGCAGCACGGACCGCACAAGCCACCCGCGGCCGTGGCGTTCAGGCCGATGCGCGCGTCGAACTCGCGCCCGCAGCCGTCGCACTCGATTGTCGCTTTCATGGTTCACCTCCCGCTTGGTTACATTACCCGCCGTGGTCCACGCGCTCAACGTGCACCACCAGGCTCGGCCGACCGCCCCTCTCCGCGTACATCTTCGTCGCGTGGAGTTCGCAGACCTGGCCGTCGTCGTTCCACCACCATCCGTCGAGCGCGTCGAGCACCACCTTCGCAATGTTGTCGACGTCCGGCCGCGTGTCGCAGGGCATGCGATCGTCCGGGTCGCGCTTGCGGTTCAGGCGCTTCGGTCGTCGTCTTACCTCGAGAATGGTCACCCGCAGCGGTCCCTCGAGCGGCGACGGTGGCGCCTGTCCGGCGGCGCACGCCTTGATGACCGCCTCGTAGTTCTTCGTCCTGCTCGGCGTCCGCGTGATGGTCCGGCCGCCGATGCGCGCGGTACGTGGGCGCCCCTTCGGGACAGCGTCGCCGGGGACCGTGAAGCCGTAGCCGCTCATTCGTCCCGCCAGTAGGCGTAGGTCGACTGTGGACCCTGCCGGCCGGTCGGCGTGGGGCGCTTCTCCCGCCTCACCCGGCCGCGGCGGTGCCACCTCAGCAAGGTGTCTTCGATGTCGCGGACCTCGCGGTCGAGCGACTGCGCCAGGTCTCGGACGAAGACCGCAGCATCTGCCCCGCGGGGGATGCTGGCCCACAGGTCCGACCCGGCGGCCTCGCGCCCCAGCCGGATGCGCCATCGCCGCGCGGTGTGCTCGCTGACCCCGAGGATGACCGCGGCCGTCGCGTCGGTGTACTCGCCGAGCACCCCGCCCGCCCGCTCTGGTATCGAGTCCAGTCTCGTCGGGGCGGCCGGAATTCCAAGCCGCCGCCGCCGAGTGCCCACAGCTGTTGGCGAGCACCCGTGACGCCGCGCAATCTCCGCGTCGGGCATCGTGCCGAGCAGCGCGACCGGGATCCGACTCCATCGCCGCCCCATCACTCTGCTCCCGGCTTGAACGTCGCGCGCATGTGCTGCAACGACGCCACGATGAACTCGCGGTCGATGCGCTCCGGGTCCACCGTCAGCATCAGGTCGACGAACCCGCGGGCGCTCTCGGCCCGCCGCTCCGCCTCGTTCGCCCGCCGCTCCGCCTCTTCCGCTCGCCGCGCCTCTCGCACTGCGGAGTCCCAGCCGTACGCCTCGCCGCTGCCCATGACCCGGTGGGGCGCGCAGACGTTCCCGACCATCTCGCACAGGTTCAGCAGCTTCGCCCGCGCGACCGCGCCAGCATCGCCCGGCGAGAGCGCCGCCGCCCGCAGGCACCACAGGTCCGCGACCGCCCGCGTGGTCAGCACCAGGCCGGTGTCCGCGTCGTCCTCTCGCGCCTCGGCCCGCGCCGTTGCGTTGGCCGCCGTGTCCGTCGCCTTATCCATCGTAGTCATCTCCCGCTTCGCGGAACCGCTGTGTTGAGCCCGTAAACCGGAACCGCAGCGGCCCCATCCTTCCGTCCCGGTTCTTATCGATGTTCGCCATGATGGTGCGCTCGTCGCTGTGCGGATCGTCCGTCGCCATCATCAGCACCTGGTGCGCGAACTCCTCGACGGCGCCCGCGCCTCGAATCGTGGTCATCGGCGGCACGCCCGCGTGGTCCTTCCTCGAGCGGTTCAACTGCGCAGGGATGACCAGCGCCGGCCGCTCCTGGTGCGCGATGGCGTGCAAGCTCTCGATGGTGTGCCGGATGGCGGGCTCGTCGTGCTCGCCGTTCCGGTGCCGCATCAGGTGCAGATGATCCACCACCACCATGCCGACAAGGTCGAACCGAGCGCGAGCGGCGTAGATGGCCGCGAGCACGTCGCCGACTCCTGGCTTCGGCTTGTCCACCACCAAGATGTTGTCGGGGACCGCGCGGTCCCGCTGCATCCACGAGTGCATGCGCGCCCCAACCTCGTCGGCGGTCGCGGTCCGGTCCGCCCGCAGCTGCTGCATCCTGACGCCAGACCCCGCAGCGATGTGCCGCCGCGCGAGCTGCGCGGCCCATGTCTCTCCCGTCAGGTACACATGCGCCTGGGTCGGTCGCTGCGCAGCCGCGGCACGTATCATGCCGAGCGCCATCGCAGTCTTGCCGGTTCCCGGTCCGGCGCCGATGAACATCAACTGGCCGGGCAGCGGGCCGCCCTCTCCGAGCATGTCGTCGAGGTTGCGGAGCCCGGTGGTGTACCCGCGTGGCGGCTCGCCCGCGTCTCGGCGGCGGAAGGCGTCCCGAATCTCCCCGATGGCCGTCGCGACCGCCTCGCGCATCGTGACCATGTGCCCAGCGTCCCCGCCTGCGGTGAGCTCGCCGACGATCGCCGCGATGAGGTCGCTGGCTAAGCCCTTCGCGCGCTGCGGCTCGACCGTCGACAGGTCGATCGCTGCGTTCGCCGCGATGGCCTGGAGTCGTCGGCCGAGGTGCGCGCCCGCTACGAGCTCCGCAAGTTGAGTCGCGTCGCGCCCGTCGTCCGCCGCCATCGCGATCTCGACGAGGCGCCCGTTGTCGAAGCCCTTCACGCTGACCAGCGCGGCGACGCTCGGGACCTGACCGTCTTCGGCGAGCTCGACCGCCGCGGCGTAGACGCGCCGCAGGTCCGGCGTGGAGATGGCGACCACCGGCACGCGCCCTCGGACGCTGTGGATCGTCGCCGGGGCGGCCAGGATAGACGCAATCAGGAATCGTTCTGCGCTCACTTGCGAAACTCCGCGGCCCACTCGGCGAGGGCGACGTGCGCTTCGGCTTCGGTCGCGTGCAACTGGTCGCATCCCTCGACGACCCCGCAATCGTCAACGACGACCCAGCCGGCGCCGAGCACTCCCGCGCACACCGACAGCCACTGGCGCCCCGTCACCTCCCGAGCCCATTCCAGCGCGGCGCGCATCGTGCCGCCGTCGCGCACATTGGGGACAATGCGACCGTCGGCGCTTGTCCATACGACGCCGATTGCGATGCGTTTTCTGTCGTCCCACCCGCATGCCCCCGACAGCCGCTCGCCCAGTTCTCGCCGCTTTGCATCATCCATCACTGTCGTGTCTCCCGCATCCATTGCTGGAACTCGGCGTCCGTCATGTCGCTCGGCGACTTCCCGCCCGGACGCCCGTTGCCTCGCTTCTCCAGCCTACGCCGCAACATCGCGACAGGCGAGTCGGCCGCATCCATCGTCTTGACCACCTCGAGGCAGGCGTCGAGCCCGTACTGCTGCAGCAGCTGCGCGGCGTTGGTCTCCTCGTTGTAGGTCCACGGCCGTCGCTTCGTGAGCACCTTCGAGAGCTCGCCGAGCAGTCGCATGCCGTCCGGCGGGTCCTGAGCGACACACGGTTGGATCGGAACGACCTCGGCGCCTTCTCGCGTGTGCGCGCGCGGGACTGGGTTCTTCCTTGTTCTCTTCATTGTTCTCTTTGGGTCGCACCGTGCGACCCCCCCCGTCGCACTGTGCGACCCCCCCCGTCGCGTGGTGCGACCGGTTCCACTGTGCGACCGGTCGCGTGGTGCGACGGGTTCGAGGGTCAGCGTGTACCGAGATCGACTTCCCGTGACGCGCTCGACGCGGACCGCCCCGGCGCCCTCCAGTTCGGCGACCGCTCGCACGATCGTGGACCGGTGCAGGCCGGTATCCGCCGCCATCGTCGACAGGGATGGGAACGCCCGCCCGTCTGCGCCCACTCGCGACGCGAGGGCGTAGAGCAGCAGCCGCGCAGACGGCGAGAGCCCGGTGCACTCGTCGCGCACCCACCACGACCAGGCTGGCCCGCTGGTCTTGTCGGTCACTCGGGCGCCTCGGCGTCTCGGTCCCGATCGGCCCGTCGCTCCGCGTCCCGCTTCGCCTGCTCGAGCAGCATCCGGCGGACGTCTTCGCCGCTCTTGCCGGCCAGCTGCCGCAGCAGCTCGGCGCGTCGTCGTCTCGTGGTCATCGTGAGCTCGTCTCCCGAAGTGCCCGCTCACCGTAACGCCACAGTCTAACAACCGTCAATGTTGTTTTTTACGTTGCATCCCATCGGGGCTGTGCTACGGTGAGCACATGAACGGAGCAATCTTGAGGCGGGCTCGCCGCGACGCTGACCTGACGCAAGCGCAGGCAGCGAAGGCCCTGGAGACGTGGCAGCAGACCATAGCGCGCTGGGAGCGCGACGGTATGCACGACATTCGCATGCTCGGCCGGATGGCCGAGGTCTACGGAGTCAGGTTGCGGGACCTGGTGCCGGACCAGTAGACGAGAGACAGACGGGAGAGGACCAGTGCACTACAGGATGCAGAGCGGAGAGGTGTGCCACTTCACCGACCGGCAGGCGTTCGACGCCGGCTGGCAGGCGGGCTTCGCCTACTACGGCCGCGACCCGGACGACGCAGACATGGGCAGCGGCGATTACGAGACGGGATTTTGGGCCGGGCTGATTGACGCCCAGGCGCAGCGCATCGAGGACGATCGGGGGACCGTGTGATCCTCGAACGATACGACACCCGACTGGACTGGCTCGAGGCGCGCAAGCGCGGGCTCGGCGGGACCGACATCGCGGGGATTCTCGGTGCGTCCAAGTGGGCGACGCCCTGGTCCGTGTGGGCGTCCAAGCGCGGGCTGGCGCTGCCCGAGAATCGCAACGAGGCGATGGACCTCGGAAGCGGACTCGAAGCGTGGGTCGCAATGGAGTGGGAGCGCCGAAACAAGACGTTTCTGCGCCGGATGGACAACGTCATTGCGCGGCACGACGATCACCCCTGGGCGTTCGTCTCGCCGGACGGCTTTGAGCACGACGGCAGCGGGCAGCTCGGCGCCATCGACCCGCGCATGCTCTACGAGGGCAAGGTGACCGCCGGCTACGGCGAGGACTGGGGGCCGACCGGCTCGACGTGCGGCGAGGGCAACGTGCCCGAGGCGTACCAGGTCCAGTTGGCCTGGGGGCTCGCGGTCACCGGCCTGCCGCGCGGCGTGCTGGTGGTGCTCTACCGCGGAACTTCCATCCGCGAGTACACGATGGAGCGGGACCCGGAGCTCTCCGACCGCCTGCTCGAGGTGGCGGGCGAGTGGTGGCAGAAGCACGTCGTGGGTGGAGAGCCGCCGCCCGTCGAGTCGTCGCAGGCGTGCACGCAGGCGCTCACCGTCGCCGCAGGTGCCCCGGTGGGCGATCGTCCGATGGACGACGAACTCGCCGCGGCGGCGCGGCGATACGACGAGCTCCGCGACGAGTCGAAGCGCATCGACGCGCGGGTGAAGCAGGCGGCCAACGAGCTGCGCGCGCTGATGGGCGACTCCGAGGAGTCCTCGGGGAGCGGCATCAAGGTCACCTGGAAGGACGGGTCGCCGCCCGAGCGGGTCGACCTCGAGCAACTGGAGCAGGAATACCCGGAAGCCTACGAGGCGTGCCGGTACATCGGCCAGGCGGCGCGCACGCTGCGCGTCACGGTCAAGCGGGAGAAGTGATGAGCGACGAGAACCACGAGGACGCGCCGCAGAGCGGCGAGATGGTGCAGGCGGAACTCGGCGAGGTCGTCGAGGCGATGCCGCCGCAGGACCACGAGGTGATGCCGGCCCGAGTCGAGCCGGTGATGCGGGGGACCACAATGTCCCTCGACGAGGCGATGCGCTTCGCGGACATCCTCAGCAACAGCCAGTTGGTGCCGCGGGCCTTCGCCGGCAACCCGCCCAACATTCTGATGGCGATCCTGACCGGCGCGGAGATGGGCATCGCCCCGATGCAGTCGCTGCGGTCCATCCACGTCATCGAGGGACGACCGACGCTGTCAGCGGAGATGATGACCGCGGCGGCGAAGTCGTCGCCGGCCTGCCGCTACTTTCGGCTCGTCGAGAGCACCGACACGGTCGCGGTCTACGAGACGCAGCGCGTCGAGGACCCGGAGCCGACGCGCATGAGCTACACGATCGAGCAGGCGCGGACCGCCGGCCTGGTCGGCAAGGGCAACTGGAAGTCGCACCCGGCCGCGATGCTGCGCGCGCGGTGCTCGACGTCGTTGGCGCGCGCGGTGTATCCCGACGTCCTCGCCGGGGTCTACACGGTGGACGAGTTGACGCCGACCGAGTCGACCAGCACCCGCCGCACGCCCGAGCGGTCCGGCGGCAACGCCAACATCATGCGGAGGCTGGGGCGGTGAGTGACCGACCGCTCATGGACGGAATCGAACGAACCCTGTGGGAAGTGCGCGAGCCGCGCAGTCACCCGCTCATCCGAGCCGGCGAGCACCCCGAGTTGTCGTGGCTCTACACGACGGAGGGCGCGGCGCGTGCGGCGGCCGAGGCCGTAGCCGAGCGGTTGGCCGACATGATGACCGCCAGGGCCGAGCGGTGGAACGAGAGGAAGCAGCCCGATGCCGCTAAGAGGGCGTGGGCCGACGATACCAAGACGGCCTGCTGCACGGAGATGCGAGTCACCGGATGGGCCGTCGAGTGGGGCTACGACCGGGACAGGCATCGGCCGAGGTGGTGGCCCGAGAACAACGTGATGACGCTCACCGTGGACACCGAGGTCCGCCACCGCTGGCGCGAGGTCGAGCACCGTCGAGAAGTGGCCGAGGACGGGACCATCACGGTGGTCGACGCGCTCGGCGAGCCATCGGAGTGGACCAAGTGGCACGCCCCGCTCCCGCTGGAGTCGGGCGGCCTGCACTTTGGCCCCGTCTCGCTGGAGGTGCGGCCGACCAAGCTGAGGTTCGCCCCGGGCCAGGACCTTGCGGGGTGGGCGACTGAATGAGGTGGACTGCACGCCGGTCGGCGTGGAAGATGTCGGTGAGTGCACTTTGCCGCGCTCCAGCGCCCGCCTTCATCCTCCCGGCCGCCAAGCTACGAGGGATGTTGAGCGGGCGTTCGCATTTCAGCGGGGCGATCTGAGCGCACTGACCACGCCGGACACATCGACGTAATGGGGCAAGAATGAGTAAGCAACAGATAGAGTGGGTCGACCTCCCCGGCGCCATGGTGCGCGCCGACCGCGTTGTCGCCGTCGAGGCGGTCGGCCCGTCCTCGGTGGTGGTGCATTTCTCCACCGGACAGCGGCTGCCGGTCGAGACGTCCATCGCTGTCGTTCGGTCGGCGATTCAGGACCACGCGCGCGAGCGTCGGCGGGCCGCCTTGAGCGACGGCGGGCGGGTGGAGCACTACGCCGAGCCGAAGCGGGCCGCCGAGCCGGAGAGTTTCGGTGACGTCTAGCCCCCGCTTCGACGGGCTGGCACGGCGCGCGGTCGCGTGCGCGGGTTGGCGGTGGTTGCCGGGGATGGTCGACGAGTACGGCGACCGGGCAACCATCGTCGAGCCCGACGGCAGCATCCTCCCCGACCTCACCGACCCCGCAACCTTAGGGTGCCTCCTGGCGCTGGTGCGGGAGGCGTGGGGGGACGATGGCCTGGCGTGCGTCACTGCCGCCTATACCCACGCCTCGGGCTATGAGTTCCGCGTCCTCGGCGGCCATCATCACGGCTCCACGTTTCAGTGGATGAGCGAGCGCCGGCACGCCACCGAGGCCGAGGCGCTAGTCGCTGCGCTCGAAGCGGCGCCGACCTAGTCCGGCGGCCCGGACTGGTCCACGCTCGGGATGTCCGCCAGCGCCCCCGCCCGAGCTCGCCGCCTGACGTCGACCAGCGCCGACCGCGACGGCTTTGCCTGGCCGCCGAACCGCGCCCTCTCCAGATACTCGATGCGCACCTCGAGCACGGCAATCCGCGCCGCGTGGTCTGCGACGGCGCGGCGCGTCTCCACGATGGCCGGGCGCGTTCGCCGCTCGGGCATGGCGTCCATCGACTGCCACAGCGACGCGATGCCGGTCCCGATCGCTGCTGCGATGGCGCCCCACTGCGCCGCCTTCGACGCGGTCGACGTCTCAGCCATCACACAACTCCGCCGCGTAGAACGCGCCCGTGATGCGCTGGCGCAGGAGGTCAACGCCGTTTACCGGCACCACCTCGCGGATCTCCTCGACGGTCGCGGGGTCGTGTGCGGACACCACGAGAGCGGGGATCTGTCGCTCTCGGGCGAGCCGCAGCAGCGCCATCCCCGACCCGTCGTGCAGCCGGTTGTCGAAAAACGCAACGTCCCACGGTCCGCCGTTGATAATCAGCCCGCGACCCTGTGTGAACGACTCGGCTGTCACCAATTCCGCGTCGGGCCTCAACTGCCGGATGATGTGCCGCAACAGATGCAGCTTTGGCGGGTAGTCGTCAACGATGAGACAGCGCACCGCACACCTCCTCACGACTCAATCCCGGTCTTGCGCTCGAGCGCGCGAAGCCGAGTTTCCACGCGGCCCATGTCCGCCCCGTAGACGTCTCCAATTACCGCGCGGTCGCGCAGCCGGGTGACCTCGGCGTCCATCGTCTTGACCCGTTGCTCGAGCGCGCCGAACTCACGCGCGACGCTGCCGACCTTCCACAGCGAGCCGCCGCCGGCCAGCATGGCGCCGGCCGACATGACCACGGCGATCCACTCGTCGGCAGCCGCGCCGGTCGCAGCAGCCGCACTCGGAACGAGGCCGATGGCGAATCCCAGCGCAACCCACGCCGCGCGCATCACAGCGCACCGACGAGGAACACGACGACGAGCCCGGCGACGATCGCGCCAGCGCCCGCACCGATGGCGGCGTCTCCCCAGGAGAACGACCGCTCCCGCGCCTCGGCCGCGCGCCTGTCGGCGTCGAGCTGCGCAGCCCGGCGCTCGCATGCCTCGAGTTGGGCGGCGATGGTCTCGTGCTCTGCGGCCAGGCCCGCGACGTCCCGCTGCAGCATCTCGACGACCGCCCGGTCGTTCTCGACCGTCAGCCGCAGCTCGCGAGTCTCTACGATGGCGGCGGCGAGCTCCGCCGCGTCCGCCTCGGCGCGGGCGTCGCGCTTGACCGTGTAGAGGATGCCGGGGTGGGCGACGCGACAACTGGCGGGGATGCGCGTGCGCGCGCCGTACTCCCGCGCGTTCGGGCAGGGCATGTAGACCGCGGACCCGTCCGCCCGGACCCACTCGCCCGTACCCTGGGCGCGGGCGTCTCGCGCGGCAACGAATGCCAGCGCAGTTAGCAACAGGGCAGCGATGCGCATCAGTCGCGCCCCGCCGGGCCGGAGTCCCATCGCCCGGGGTCGACGGTCGGCCGCTCGGCCCGGGGCGGGAGCGGACGCAGCTTGACGGACTCGGCCTCCGCGGTCGCCCGCCGCGCCCGCTCGCGCGCCCCTTCGCTGGCCGCCGCGGCGCCGCCAACGGCAACGACGGTGCCGGCTGCGCCCAAGGAGCCAGTCGCCCACGCCAGCACCGCGCCGCCGACGATCGACGCGACCACCCACCACACCCACGCGGGTACGTTTCGCAGACGGTCGATCATGTCGCGAGACTCCCGCTGTGCAGGATCGACACGGTCAGATCCCACACGATGTCGCGCGTCATTCCGCCCTGCCACGCGATGCCGAGGTGCGCGCACTCCTCGGACGCCGCCCTCTCCGTCTGCGGGCCGAACGCTCCGTCGATGTCGCCGACTTCGCGGGCTCGCGCGCGGAGCTGACGCTGCAGCCAACCGATATGCGGGCGAGCGTTGCGCGCGCGCTCGAGGATGAATCCCAGCCACTCGACGTCGCGCGTGTGCCACTTGCCCACCATCAATCGGCGCCAGTTGGTCAGGTTGAGCTCGCCGTGTGGGAAGTCCCAGCCCCAGTCGAATCCGCCGGTCAGGCCGTTGCGGGCGTAGATGCGGCCGAGCTCGCCCCACGGCAGGTCGTCCGACCAAGACCAGCGACCGCCCTCGTCGCGACCGACGAAGTCACACGCGAGCCCGTGCTGGTGCCTGCTCTGCCACTGGTCGAGCATCGTAGTCTTCTGAGAGAGCGCCCACCGCTGCCGCTCGGGCGAGCGCCACAGCTCGAACGGCTCGAACGGGAGCCCCGCGTGCTCGACGTCGTCGGCGACGGCGAGGTAGATCGGCAGGAACCGCGGGTGCAGGTGTCGCGGGTCGACGTACCGCGGCGGCGCCGTCATGGCTCGGGCTCGACGCTCGCCTGCGGCGGCGCGCCGCGCAGTGCCCACGCCCGCATCGCGTGCTCGCCGACGTTGCCGCCCATGTAGGACGCACCGAGAAGCACGACACCGGACACCAGATCGCCGAGCGAGTCGCCGGGCAGTGACAGCCACGCCGCGAGGGCGCCGAGGATGACGAGCGCGAGGAGGCACAGGCCCAGGGCCCAGAACTTGCGCATGCCGGTCATGGTTGTCCTACAGCCCAAACTTCGCTTCGAGCAACGCCGACTCGGCCTCGACCTGCGGGTCGGTCAGCGCGCTTTCCCAAAAGTAGACCGGGCCGATGCTGCCGATCGTGCTCGACCCGGAGAACGTGCCTTGACGCCCGATGGAGAACGCATAGGCGGTCGCTCCGGTCGAGGTCGGCAGCGTGCCACCGCCCGCATCGGTCGGCGACTGCGCAACGCCGTCGAGCCAGATGTCGGTCGTTGACTCGCCGTCCGTGTACCTGAGCGCGACGATAACCCACTGGCCGGGCGTGAACGCGCCCGCAACGGTCGACGATACCCAATTCGTGTTGTCCCCGACGTACGCGACCAGATCGCCGCTGCTATTGCGAGTAGTCGCCGCGAACGTCGGGTTTCCCGACGACCCGGAGCCAGCGATCCAGTGCGATGTGTTCGACTGCGGGCGATAGGCGTAGAGCATCGTGTACGACGCCGGGCGGCCGAAATCGGCACTGCTGATCTGAAAATAGCTGGTTGAGCCGTTGCTCGCCCATGCGCTGAACCCGCACCCGTTGTGCATCAGCGAGCCGGGGTAGCCGAACGCTTGGATTTCGCGGTTCGTGCCCTCCGCGTTCTCGGCCGGGTCCCAATACCAGGTCGGCGCCACGAGGTTGGTAATGCACGTCGCCGACGCAGCCGGCAGGTTGGTGAGCTGGCTGCCATCGACCGCGGGCAGGCGGCTCGACCCGTCGAGCTGCACCACCTGGTTGGCTCCGGTGCCCACGTCGAGCAGCGCCGCGGTGCCGAGCACCTCCTGTTGCAGCCGGCTCGCGAAGAACGTGCCCGCAAAGTCGGGGCCGGCCCCGCCGTTGACCGTGCTGGCGATGAGCGTGCCGCAGTTGGCCCCGTTGTTTAGGGGGGGCGGCGG